ATCAGTAACATCTGCATTATCTTCTATATTACTTAGCTTAGTAAGGTTAGCAGCCGTAGTGAACTTATGCGTTGTTGAAGTATCGTCTATATTGTCAGCATCAAGTACTACTGTTCCTGTTGCGCCATTAACACTATCTACAGCCCCAGAACCAGCTCCTATGTTGCTTAATATTGTTGTTTTATCGCCTGAAGATATACCTGTTGCAGCTACCAGAGCAGCAGTTACATTGGTCGCATCAGTTACGTCTGCGTTTGTTTCAATAGTGCCTAGTTTAGTAGATGACGTACTATCAAAACTAATCTTAGCTGTATTTGCCACTACATTAGTGTTGGCAGACACCCTTGCCTCAGTATAGTAAAGGTTGCTAGAACCTTCTGAAAGACCATCAGTATTCGTTGGGTTGACTTCTGCGCCAGCCTCTATTCCAGATAACTTAGTTTCATCAGCCGTAGGATAACTATTTTTAGCTGTATTGGATGCTACTGCTGAATTGGCAGAAACCCGAGCGTCTGTATAGTATAAATTTGTACCCTCACTTAAATTAGTTGTACTCTTACTAGATAAATCTAAGTTTGAACCTGTCTGTAAGTTTACTCTTGCATCTGCTCTTGCATCTGTATAATAAAGATTTGAAGTACCCTCAGCAACATCATCTGTGTCTAAGACCACTACACCAGTCGCCCCGTTCACACTATCAACAGCTCCAGAACCTGAACCTGCTCCTATATTTGAAAGTATGGTAGTTTTGTCACCCGCAGAGATACTTGTAGCAGCAACTAGACCTGCTGTTACATTTGTAGCGTCTGTTACATCTGCGCTTGTTTCTACTCCAGCTAGCTTAGTTGCATCTGCGCTTGGGTAAGTATTCTTAGCTGTATTAGCTGCTACTGCTGTATTTGAAGATACTCTACCCTCTGTATAGTAAAGGTTGCTAGAACCCTCTGTTAAAGAGTCTGTATTAGTTGGGTTTACTTCTGCTCCTGCTGCTATGCCATCAAGTTTATCGTGATGTGCCGTAGACATAACACCTGCTGCTGTACCACTCGCTTCACTTATAGTAGCATCTGTACCGCCTGAATTTGTTATATCAACAGATGTTGTTGTTGTAGATGTACCTAAATCAATACTACCTGCACCACCTGATGAAGCAATAGTAACAGTACCATCAGCTTCTGTAATTGTAACATTACTTCCCGCAGAAAGTGTAAGGCTTTCTGATGTTTCTAAGGTATTACCACCTGCTGTAATTGGTCTACGGGTTACTTTAGCTGTGTTAGCAGTAACAGCCGTTTCAATAGCATCTAAATCAACTGATTGTGTTACAGCAATATGACCAACTTTGGTAGCATCGGTAGATGGATAAGTGTTTTTAGCTGTGTTAGTAGCAATATCACTTTCCATTGTGTCAAGGTCTACTGCTTGACTAACTGATATATTGCCTAGCTTAGTAATGTTGGTGGCAGTTGTAAACTTATTTGTAGTGCCTTCTGTAATATTGTCTGTATCGAACTCACTAAAATCAATAGCCACGTCATTTGCGTTAGCTGTAATACCTGTACCGCCAATAACATCAAGGGTTACGTCTCCTGTTGTTCCGCCCCCAGTTAAACCACTTCCAGCAGTAACAGCAGTAATGTCTCCACCGCCGCCTCCTCCGCCTCCTGAAGAAGATATAGTTACATCTCCACCAGATTCAGTAATCGTAACGTTAGAACCTGCTACAAAAGTTAAATCTTCTGATGAGGCTAAAGTGTTTCCTCCTGCGATAACTGTTCTTCTTGTCACCTTTGCGGTGTTAGCTGTTATTTCGTCAGCCTGTGCCGTTGTTATTCCTGTCTTGGCGTTGTTAGTTTGTATGTCTGTAGCTTGTGCCGTTGTTATACCTGTCTTTGCTGTATTAGCAGCTACCGCACTATTTGCGCTTACTCTTGCGTCTGTAAAGTATAGATTAGAACTGCCTTCAGATAAGTCATCTGTGTTGCTGCTATCTTCGTCTAATAGCTTGTGCCAAGAACCAGCGTGTGCAAAGTATGCTTTCCCCGTTGCGTGAACGTGTGCGAACATTCCATGATATGTAGATGCACTTGGTAAATCTCCCTCTGTACTAAATACATTGGCAAAGTAAATCTTTCCTGTGGTAGTTACATTGTAGCTACCCATATCTAAATTACCACCTGTAACTGCGTTTACTGCTCTTACAGTAGTGAAGTATTGATTAGCACTCCCTTCCGCAATATTATCGGTGTCAAGTACAACAGCTCCTGTTTGGGTGTTTACGCTAGATACAGCACCGCTAGGCAAGTTAGTAAGACCAGAACCATCACCTGTAAAAGATGTAGCTGTTACATTACCAGAATTGTCTAGTGTAACACCAGAGCCATTACCATTACCATCAGTAAGCTCTTTTGCAGTTGCGCTTAATTCAGCGTTATCAGTAGTCTTTATCAGACCCTTGTAAGTGTCCTTTATCTTATTGCCTGTTAAACTTGCCATTATTTATCTTTTTTTCTTTATTACCAGAAGTATTAATATTTAAGTAACACTTCAATTTGTTTTCGTTATCTTTCTTAGGTTTATATTTACTTACAGCATCCATCCGTTAAACAAGGCATTTTTATCTGGTGTAACGTCATCATTGCTACTGTTGTAATACTCAGGAAACTTACTTGGAGCATTAAAGCTCATGTAATCTATAAATCTCTGAGTGTAATACTCGGCATAATCTCTCTCCTTTGCAATTAAAGAATCAATCTCTTCTTTATTCACGATAGTACTATTCTCAGCTCCTTTTTTATAAACAGAGCCATTAGCAATAGTGTATGCTGCAAATGGTAGGTATTCGGTCATAGCAAAGTGAATAAGCATCGGCTGTATGTAGTCATTTACTAAGTTTAGATAATCTCCAGATAATGTACCAGCTATAATATCATTTGATATTTTATCATATAGACCTGAACCTACATAGTTCTGAACATGTATATCCTGCGCTATTTTGATAAACTGAATAAATTTATCAGTATCTATATTACCGCTAAGTGCCGTATTGTTTATTAGGTCGCTTCTTTTTATAAATAGTGCTGATGGCATTTTATTCTACATTTTCAATTTGTTCCTCTACCTTTTCTTTCACTTCTTCTTCTATATCCTTTTTAACACCTGTTTCCTTTTCTATCTCAGCTTCGCTAATAGCATTGGTTAAGTCAGTAAATTCAAGAGGTTGTAATGTCTTAAAATATATATCAAGTTCTATTCCGTTGTACTCAAGTATCTTCTCAAGTTCATCAAGTATTGTAACCTGCATTGGTCTTATAACTGTATTATCCATAAGAACAGAAGCAGTCTGTAATTCCTCTGCGTTATTTCCAAGACCTGTATTATCCTTTATACCTACAAGCATAGGTGATACTATACGGTGCGATACCATTACTTTACGCATACTCTCATCCGACAAGAATTGATACTGCTGGTGAGCATCCGATAGTTGTACTGGCTCAATAGTTGCTGCAAGTTCTTTACTATCATTAAAAGCTAATATAAAACGACCTGCATTAGAGCTACCACTAAATTTATTCATTATACTTGTCTCAATAGCATCTCTTTGCTCTGCATCTGGAGTACCGTTGTTGAAGTTAATAAGCATGCTTGGAGAAAGTCCGTTCTGAATATTATTTATGTGATAGTTGGCAATCTCTTCTTCTAGTTCAGCGTATTGTAAACCTCCTTGATAATCTACTGGAGAATAGTATTTGTAACCAGCTCTATACGGTTTTATGTATAATATCTCAATAGATTGTTTAGAAGTGCCAAAAGCAGGTATTTTTGTGAGTTTATCACTTGACCTATATTTAGACCAATCACTATGATAGAAATACCCCTCTATTTCGCCTTTAGCGTTGCATTTCTCGGCTCTTAATGTCTCTACTGGTATATGTTCTACCTGAGCAATTTTAGAGCGGTCTTTAGTGTATATAACTTGAAGAGCAGCTTGACCCATCATTTTGTAATCATGAGTTATTCGCTTAATAACATTTTTATTAAGAAGCTCTTTCATCTCCTTATAATCCGATTCTTTATCTTTACTGTCGGTTGCATCAAGACCTCTTCCGTAAATCATTTCGGATATGCCGTTGATAGCAGCATTATTTGTAGGGCTTCCGTTGTATCTATCTATAAGATAACTGAAATAATCATTATCGTCTCCGTAAGATACCCAATCCTCGTTATAGTATTCCTTTACCTCTGGTTTAGAGTAAGAACCTAACTGTACAATATGTATTGTGCTTTCGTCTTTCATAATATAATATAGCTATCATCAAAGCTACTCTCTTGTGTGTATTTATTCTTATTAGGGTTATACTTATCGTAATCAGTCTGGTCTGTGCAATATACAACGTCTCTGTATAATTCACCGTTATCATCAATTAACTTCAACGTATAATAATTACCCTCTTTAAGCGCATACTGATTTGTTATCTCTAAGAATATATTTCCTTGAGACGATGTAAAACCACCCGACTCCCAATTAACATCTGCATTCTCTGGGTTAACAGCGTACAACTGCCACTCAATGCTAGAGCTATATGATTCAGTCTTTCTTGTAGATTTATTTATAACCTCAAGATTAATAGTTCCAACTACGTCTCTTCTTGCGGCAATCTTAATAGTTTGGTCGCTTGTAGATGTTGTTAATACACGCATACTAAAGTAATAACAATGACTTTATTTGTTTCAAAGATACAAAAAAAGGGGCAATTAAGCCCCCTTTTAGATTTATACCCCTATTAAATTTATGAAGGGTCTCTTTGAGTTCCCTCAGAAGCAGTAGCGTTACTTAAACCTGCAAATGGGTTTGCATCAGTACCTCCATCAACAAAAGACGGCATACGAATTTCGTTTGCGGTTAGAGTAAGTGTATATCCATTTAGGTCTCCCATAGCAGTACCAGTTACAGCAGTACCACCAGTTACATCAGCGCCATTATCAGAACCAACCATTAAGAATTTATCATCAAAAGTTTGAATAACAACGTGTGGTCTACCATACGCCATAAGTTTCAACTCTTTATTATCTTCTTTAGTTAATTTAAACAGTGTTAAGTTTACAACCTGCTCAAAGAATGTTGTTCCATTCTCTAAAGAAGATGTAATATTAGTTTCTAAGGAAGAGTTACCTTTAACATCGTAAGTATAGTAATTAAAAGTTACAGCACTAGCAGTATCTGTTATTTCATCACTTGTTCCGTAAGTAAACGCACCCATGTCTCCAAAGTCAACAAAGTGAATCTTTTTTATACCACCTACGGCATCTTTACAAGGTCTTAATCTTCCTCCAGTTAAATCACAAGCCATTATTTATATTTTTTTAGTAAAAAGGGCAGCGTTAACCACCCTTTTAAGTTAAACAATTATTATGCTAAAGTAAGAAGGGCAAGGTCAGAACCAATACCATACTGTACACCAGAAGTAAATCTCATAACCACACGAACATTCTGACTTCCGTCAATGTCTTGCATGTCTATAACTTTTACTTCATTATGGTCAGACAATAATCCTGTTCCAAAGAACAAGTTAGAAGCCTGTCCAGCTACGATATGGTCTATTGGCATTCCAGGAGCAAGCTGAATCTTAATTCCTTCAAAGCTAAGAGCATTGCCCATATTGTACCATTGCGCTCCTTTAGAGTCTGTACCAGCAGCACCTAGTCCTTGCGCTCCAAAGCCTCCTAATGAACGGATATATGCTTGATATGCAACTGTAGGCACATATATTGTCAAGTCATCTTTACCGTAAACAGCAGAAGGAAGTGCATCAACTACATTACCTAAAAGTTGGTCAATGTTTGATGATAAAAACTGTGTGTGAGTTGAGTTAGAAGCATCGCTTACGTCTGCATCAGCAGCCATTAAAACAGTAAGCCCGTCAAATTCACCAGCATTAGCATTTACACCAGCCCAGATATTTTGTTCAGTTTTCTCAGCAACTTTAGCGGCAACATGCCCTAGCAAGAAATCAGAAAATGCTGGAGGTAGATTGTCAAATGTAGAATATCCCATTTGTACAGCTTCCCAGTCAGAACGGAAATCTTTTTTACATAGTTGTAGATTAACTTGGAACTCTTCTGGCTGAAGAATACGCTCAGTTAGTGTAAGAACGTCAGCATCAATTGCAAAATCGCAACTTGCATTAGTAATTAGGTCAGTAGAAGCAACTTTTTTGATTACTTCTTTATACTTTACGTTTGGCTTTATTGTAATAGAACCCTCAGAAAGAGTTTTACCACTCAAAAGAGCTGCCGAGATATATTTCCCTGCAAACTCACCAGCGTAGGTTGTAGTCAGACTATTTAATGAATTGTCTGCGTCAGATAGTTGAATATTTCTTGTACTCATCTTTTTTATTTGTTAGTTTAATTTAGAAAATACTCGGTCAAGTGTGTTAGCAGGGCGATTCTGACCGAATTTAATCACCTCTTTTTGTTCTATTTTTTGTGATGGTGCGTGTGCAATCGGCTCGGCTGCTGGTTCAGCAGATAGCTTTTCGACTTGAGAAGATAATTCAGCTTTTTCAGCCTTTACCTTATCATAATCAATCATCATTTCTTCCTTCATAGATTTAATCATATCTTCAAGTTCTGCGATTTTAGAGTTAAAATCCTCTTCCTTCACATAACCTTCCATAAGTTCTACTTCTTCAGAATCTTCTTCCAATTCTTCTTCGGTAGTTTCTTTTTCGGATTCTTCAGCCAATTCAACTTCTTCAGTTGATTCAGCTTCGGGAGCAGTCTCTACTTCTTCAGTAGCAACTTCTTCAACAGAATCTTCGGATAATGCAACTTCTTCTACCTCTGGAGATTCAGTAACTTCTTCGGCTGCAACTTCAATGTTCTCAACCTTTTCAGTTTCTATCTCACTAATAGCAGAAAGTTTTTGCATAATATCATTTAGAATGTTTGTAGCTTTACTCTCCATATTATGTTAATTAACAGTTATAGTTATAGATAAATAACAAGTACTTAATGTACTGTTAGATTTTTAGGCATTTATTTTTCCTATACCCTGACCTCTAAGAGTGCCATCACAGCATCTCCTTGCGTATGTTCTTCCATCCTTACATAAACAAGCTCTTTTTGAGTTTGATGGTACTTGTTGTCCTACGGTTTCTTTACTTTTCATTTCTTACTTGATTTAGGGTGTTTCTTTGGCAGCAAATCGTAATCTGTAATATATTTAGCATTTTGAGGTCTACCATTCTTTAAAAGGTATATGTATGCATTTACTCTAGCTTGCGCCCATTGTTCTGCTGACTTTACATTAGGACTGTGAGATGTTTGGAAAGCACCAACACCACGTTGATATACTGACTTTAATTGCCCAACAGTAGTTCCATATCCCTTTTTAGATTTATACTTATCGTTAAAATCATTAGCTTTCTTCTGTAACGACTTTAACACTCTGTCGGGTACATTAACTCCCCTGCTCTTCCCAGCAGCACCCTTTGGATTGCGGTTGCTTCCTCGTTTTGGATTAGGATTTGGAGTATCAGACTTTGGTGCTTTCTTGCTTCTTCTAATTCTTCCCTTGTCATCGTATTCTGCTAATTTATGTTCTTTGCAAGGCATATACCAATCTTGCCCATTCACTTCATGAACGTGAAAATCGTCACAACCTATATCTTTAGCTACTTCTAACGCTCTTTCTTTAGTATCATAAGCCAATCTACCATCTATTTCTTTAGTAGATAAGTTTATTTCACCTAATTCATTAAGTTTACCCCTACTCCAAGCTAAACCAGCCTTGCCGCCCCATAATAGGTATGAAATTGTGCCACAAGCATTAGAATCTCCTGCATCATAGTATGTTTCAGCTCTTGATAGGTAAGAATACATGCGTTTTATCGTTGACACACTCAGTTTTTCACCTCTACTGAGCTGCTGCGCTCTTATTTTCCCCACAGAGGTTGCGCAACGGTTATTTACCTTCTTATTTAGCTCAATACCTCTTTTTGCATTGTTTCTAACGCCACTTCCGTAGTCTCCGTATGTTTTTAGGTTTAGTTTGCCAGTTTCAATGCTATCTGCAATCTCTAAAAGTACCTCAGCAGCTTCGTTCTCTTTCTGAATCATTGACATAGCAACTTTATCGGTAAAGTAGCCCTCTATTGAGAATCCTTTTACTTTTCCTGTCTTAACGTAGTCCTGCCAAACATCATCATTGTTTACTTTCATTGATACCATCCAAGTACCAACTGGCATATTTAGTCCATACTTACGAGACTTATCATACTGCTCATCCTCTATTATCCAAGACTCTACAACAGACATTCCTGACAGTTGTGCCTGATGTTCAAGAGTTGACTTGTTTTGGTTTCCTTTCATCAAGAATAGTTCAGATGCTCTTCTTACAGTATCTTCGGAGAAATATATATAATACTCATCTTCTTTATCTCTTCTATATATTTTCTTATTAGGAACAAGTGCAGCACCCATAAGGATGCGTTTTTCCTTGTCTACATCTGCAAGCTCAACCTTAATATCGTCTTTCAGAGCTACAAAGTTCTCTTCTATGGCTGGTTGCTCTACGATTGATATAGCATCAATACCTGAGAACTCTCCCTCTTCATCTATAAATAATTCTATTACCTTCATACTATTAAATTAACCGAATGATGCGGTGTTTGTTATATTTCTATCCATTTCTTGTTGTGTTGAAATGTCTTTTCCTACTACGAATGCCCTTACTGGTTTCGCCTGTTCTCCTGCTACAGTTTGTGCAAGTTGAGATGTCTGTGATGCGCCAACAACATTGAAGTCTGGTGCTTCTATTACTGTTCCGACACCACTTGAAGCAGGGTCTTTTCCTGGAATTTTAACAGCCATTATCTCTTTTACTTGCTTGAATCCCATTGCAAGCACAGCAGCAGCTTGAGCTATGTTAAAAGCACTGTATGGTTTAGCCCCAAGCGCAGCAGTAAATGCCTCTCTTGTATTCATTATAGCCATTGCAACAGAAGCTGCTTTTCCAACAGTAGAACCCTCGCCAGCAACCGCAACAATAGCTTCTCCAACTTGATTGGCTATACCTATTTTAGCATCCCTCTCTGCTTGGGCAAGTGCGATACTCGCCTCTGAATTTGCTACTGTTGCATTCGCAATTTTTTGGTCTATCTCAAATATTGTTTCTCCATCAGCAATCCTTTGCTCTCTTATTGCTTTAAGATTTAGCATTTCATTGTTAAACCTATCGTTTTCTAATTGCTTTGCAACCTCAACCCTATCTATTTCAGAGTCAGTATAGCTTTTAAGAAACTGCTCTTGAAACTTTAGTCTCTCTGTGTTAAATATCTGTAATGCCTTACCAAAAGCAGATAAATCTTCAAGTTCTCTTCTTTCCTCAAGGTCAGATATTGTTGCGTTGTATTCGCCATCAAGTTGAATTAAGTATTTATATAAACTCTCTTTTGATTTCGCTATTGAATTATTATACCTTTCTTCGGCAAGTTGTTTCTGTGTGAGAGTAGCTTCGCTCTGCAAAAAGTCTCTTAACCTTCTGGACTGGTCTTGCTCAAATTCAGATTGCTTTAATGCAGCTTTTTCCCCCATCGCATTTATTTTTATAGCGATTAGGTCTTTTTCGTGCCTTGCTTCTAATTTTTCTATTCTCTGTTGAGATGAAAGTATTTCTTTTTCAAAGTCAAGGTCAGCCTCCTTGAATATCCGATTTCTGTCTTTTCTTTTCTTTGTTTCTTCATCTCCAAGAATAATATAATCCTCTAATATTTGTATATTTTTCTTCCTTTGGTCTGTCTCTACTTTTAAATTATTTACTAAAACTTTTATATTTTCAGACTGCCTATTTATAGCTGAATTAGTCATTGTTGTTGAGCCAAGACCACCAGCCATAATAGTTTCACCATTCTTTAACTCTTCGTTATAAACTTTAGTTGCTTCCGTAGCTTCCTCTAAAGTCATATTGTATGTTTTTCGTAAAATACGCTCTACATTTAAAGTAGATTGAATTTCAGCAGCAGCTTCTTCTTCAATAGCTTTTTGAGCAGCTTTTGACCTTGCTATTCTTCTTATTGATTCTTCATATAGTAGATTCTGTTTTGTAGCATCATCAGTTGAATCCTTTATATTTTCAATAGATACACCAGCTTCATTTATTTGTTTTATATAGTCAGGAAATTTTTTGTTAAGCAATTTAACAACTTTTTCTTGTTCTTTTTGAGAAGTATTAGCGTCCTGTAATCTTGCTATATATGTTTGAAACCTTCCTGCAGTTTCTTGAACCTCATTCCCAGCGTCTTTAAATGCACGTTTTAAGTCAACAGCTTTAGCTGATGTGTTTTCAAGCAATTTAACAAGTTTTGGACCGAATGAAATTAAAAGCTGAATACCAATAAGCAGACCCCCAGTACCCAGTAATGACTTACCTAATTCCTTGATGGATGCTATTACACCACCATTTGTTTTTGCGAATGAACTAAACAATGTTACAACCTGAGACAGGTTATTCGCTATCGCCGTAAATCCAAAACTAGCATCTGATGCTAAACGACCTGTTTCAAGTAATATTGCGTTGTTAAGACCAGATTGAGCCCTTCCTTGCTTTATTCCTTTAGCCATATTAACAGCAGACTTCGCTGCTAGGTTGTTAGCTAATCTCTGGTCATTTGTGGCTGCTTTTAATTTAGCATATTCTTTACCAGCAGCACTCAATTCAAAATTAAGTTCTGCTTGCGCCCTTTCTACTTTACTTAATGATTTAGCAACTCCATCAGCACCTTTCTTAGCTTGCTTATCGTTAATATTTATCGATATGAGTATCTTTTGTTCAGCCATTCTTGTATGCTTTAGATTGTTTCACTCTTTCTATCTGTCTTTTTACATCATCCCAATTAGAGCATCCCTTATACATTCCTTTAGCAATGTCTATGTTATGAGATATGCCATACCAATCAGATACTTGCAATAAATCTATAATCTGCTTTATCATAATACGTTTAGTAATTCTAATTCAGACTCACCTGTTCTTAGGTTTGTGTTGATTGAATTTATAGTGAATACTTTGTCTCCAACCTGAAACCTATCATTCAATTTATAGTTAAGTAATACTCTGTTCGGTAAATGTGCCGTTAACTTAAATGTTCTTTTCTTTGGATTAAAAATATCTTCTATGTATGTTTGATAGAACTTCTTAAATAATGAGTTTGTAGTTCCTCCATAATTAGTTAAGTTCCACTCATCCTCTTCGTCATCAAAGTTTATAGTAAAATCTGGAGCTGTTGATGTACTTCCACTTTCGACTGTATTAGATGGTTTCCAATACGAACCAAGTGCCTCGTGAGATACGCCATTCCAATTCAATCTACCGTCTCCCGAAAGTCCAGTTATCTTAATGCAATAAAAAATAGCTGGAGACATCAAAACGGAATCGTAATTACCAGTCTTAGGTGTTGAGCTTGCATCTGGCTTAAAGTTGTCTCCTGCCGAATATCCCCATTGAGAGTTGGTTAGTCCGTTATTTGCAGCAAAATTACCACTTGGGTTTACATCTTTAATTCTCTCAAACTTAAAGTGTTCAAATTTAGATTCAACTTTGTATGGCTTACCTCTGTCTACGTTTTGCGGTTTGTATATGGCATCACCAAAAACCTCATTAAAAGCCTCTTTATGCTGAAGCATTAGTAGTGTCTTTGGCTCTTTATTCTTAAATTCTATTTCACTAAATGGTATTGTTGATTCAACATCAGATTCAGATGATTCAACGTATTTAGTTATGTCAAATATACTTGGATTATCACTATAATATTCATCTAACGGTAAAACCCTTATCTTATCATAATCAGCATCATTTCTATCATCAACGTAATAAGCTGTTAGATTGAACATCTTGAATATACTTGTAAGAAAATCGTATATTTTTAATTTAGGTAATCTCTCAGTGGGCTTAACTAAACCACTTGCTGTTGCTGTAATATTATCTGGAACGAAGGTTCCGTCTTTAGTTGTGCTTGTGCTATAACCATTTTCTGTTATCTGTCTTATCCTTAATGTAAATTCAGATTGAAACCCCCCTTCAGATGTTACTAGGAATTTAAGCCCATAAAGTACACTTGTAGTTTGTCTGCTCATTGTCAGAGTAACCGTCTGGTCTCCACTTAAATCCTCTTCATTTAAAAGAATAGCGTTATTATCAAGCGTATCTATTATTTTTATAGAGTAAAATCCTGAAGTTGTATTTATTGTGCTTAAATCTAATTTTGTGTATCGGTAAACTCTTGGTTTTAGCCCAGTAGAAAAACTGTTTGTAGTCAGCAAAGAGTCTGTGTCTGCACCAGAATCGGAAAAGTTAAACGTACCCTCAAAAGTGTTTAATTGGTCTCCAGATGAATAAGAAAAGTTTTTTAGTGTTGTCTCTATTGATTGACCGCCCTCACCGCCAATACGACCTTTTTCTCTACTTAACCACATGTAAAGTCCTCTATTTGTAGTTGTGCCATCACCAATAAAAGCCTCCGAATCAAAGAAATCTCTTGTAAATCTTATATCTGGATATTTTTCCTCAATAGCTTCAATAACATATATTAGCCTTAATGCTGGCTTTAAATCTTCGAACCTTAATGCAACATCTTCGCTATGAGAATTATTGTGGTAGTATAAGTTTCCAGCTAATGTATCGGCATTATGACCTTCTGGGTTTCTTGTATCTACATAAAGTCTCTTTGTGTGAGTCAATAATGGAACGACTATTGGGTCGTATTTAACTACGCTGTTTACCGTTTGATTTAGATTGCCTGTAAGTCTTGTCTTGGTGTTTGGACTCGTATATTCATATTCAAAATTATCAAGCCAAGTAAGTGATTCTAACTCATCATCGCCAAGCAAGTCCTTTAATGTAACGGTGTTTCCAAAGAATGTTATGTTATAGGCGAAGGGTGAATTATCCTTCATTTTAACACCATTAAGGAATATCTTTCCTTCTCTAAAGGGTATATAATTTATATCTATTATCGCATCAACCTTTTTTCTGTCATCAAACGCACCTTCTGATATATTGTAGTTGTAGAAGTGCTTAAATATCTTATTGTTCTTCTTTGATGCTGGAAGCGTAAAGGATTGAGAGAAGTCTGTGAATATTTTAGATATATCTCGTATATCCTGTATTTTAGATGTTATAGTTATGGTTTCATCCTCAAACAGGTCAACTTCTTGGAAATTGCCATCAGAATCCTTTATGTATAATAGAACTTTATTCATTATCTAACATTGTTTATCACACTTGAAGTGTGGTCAAACTCAATAGTGTATTGAACTAACTTGTCGTTTACAGATGTTTTGAACCTTAGTGATTTTGTAGATGGTGTTACGGGGTGAGTTATACTTCCTTGAGTTAACCATACATACTCGCTAAGCATTAACTCTTCTATTGCCTCATTGAATTGTTCTGTAACAAAGGGCGTGTTTAGTGTTATTTTCTTTGTGGCATTAGTATTAAACTTCTGCATCTGATGGTCGGTGCTGCTGTAATTAGTAGTAGCGTAGTTAAATATATTTCTCTTGTAGCTTTCGCTAGTCGTGGTTATATTCTCTGTAGACTTGTGGAAGAAATACATTTCTTGTACCGCACCGAACCTATTTACAAAGTGAATCTTAGATGAGCCAAACTTAGAGTCACAAACAGTATGTATTGTAAAGGTTCTTAATGGGCTACCCACATAGTATTTTGTGCCATCTGTTGCCGCTGCTGATGTTTCAAAATAAGTATCTCCATAATTTACAGGTATATAACTAGCAGTGCTTGGAGGTAAATAAATATCTGTGTTAGTTTGCAAAGCAGTACCTGATACTGTTCCTGTGACTGACTCTATTGTTGGGCTTACGCCATCAGAAAATTTACCATACCCATCATAACCTACATCACCTACAGGATTTTCTACAGTTGCATTACCAGTTCCGTCAGCAGCATCATATTTGGTTATTTGTGTGCTTATAGTTATTGTAGCTGCTGAATTCGGTGGTGTGGTTGGTGTATTCGGTGTTGCTTGCGTAAAACTGGGTTCAATATAATCTCTACACAACTCTGCTATATCAAATACAACCCTACTGTTTATAGCGTTCTTGATTATTGTGTATCTAAGTACGGTGTCTATAGATATAGTTATTTTTGCTGAAGCTGTACTTGTTGCAGTTTTGTATTGAGGTGAACGTAATAATAAATTTGCCATAGTTTTCTATTTTGTTTTCAATACCCAGTTATCTCCCTTTTTGACATAACCTACTTTTGTTAGTATTGTGTCTAGTTTTTCTTTTACATCTTGTTTAAGTGAAGGCGTTATTCCGTTTAATATCTCATCAAACCCTCTTTCTACAACTTCTTTTATATAGTTTGTTGGCGCAATACCTCTAAGCGATATAGCTTCACCTATTTTGTAAGCAACGCTTCTTAGGTTAGATGGAGTCCTGTCTAGCTCTCTACCTGTCTTAAAGTCTTTAAGTGTAACTGGCTTTGTTTGCAACCAGTTTATTATAGCCTCTGGTGGAGGTGAGAATGGTGCTGTTCCTTCATCAACAGCTTCTAGGTAAGAATTGCCGTATAGATTTATGTCGAGACCATTGTTTTCTACCTTTACATTCAAAGACTCACCACCTGCGCCACTAGAGCGAACCTGAGAACTTCCTCCAAACCCTCTACTTCTTACAGTTTCATACGACTCAAGGAAATACTGAACCAGTTTGCTTTCGGCAAATGATTTTATGTAGTCCTCTGTATTTTTGAATCTAATGTCCATTACCTACAACCGTCTCCTGTTGAATTTATAAGTCTCATGTCTGTATTGGGAATCTCAATGGATAATTCTAATGCCCATCCTGAAAGCAGATTCTCAAATCTATCTTCAAATAGTGTGGCAGTTGCATCTGATGTTAGAACGTAGTCCACATCATTAAGACCACCTCTTCTAAGTGAGCTTTGCAATCCATTGATTACCGTAAGCTGTGTGTTTAGCACATCTGCCCTATTATCTAGTCCTTTGTACGGAACTGAATCGGTTGCCAGTTTATCATCCTTAGAGGCATCTACAATGTCCATACAGATTACCTGCATAGAGAAAGTCATTGTGTGTTCTGAGAACGATACGTTCTGCACGTTAACGTGTGCCAATGGAAACAGCGTTTGTTTAGCTAAGTCAACATCGAATATATTACCAAAGGTTACTGTGGTTACACTTGGACTACCATTTAGGTATGTGTAAATCTTGTCCATTAAATCATAAAACTCTCTCATCTCTTATATGCTTTCTTTATCATTGCTGCTTCTATTTCGTTTTTCTCTTTATCAAAGGTTAGGAAGTTGAGGCACTTGAATATTGGAAGTTCGGTAACTGCATCAAACTTGAGAACATCTCCTCCAGCGAGTCCGTAGATTGATTGATACCAACCCCATTTTGCGCCAAAGTTTGCTTGAGCTGATAAGTCTGTTCCTCCGTCAGATTGTTCTGTATATAACTCGGGATAGCTTTCAATAACTCCTTCCCTAAAGCGTAAAAAAAAACCATTGCGCTCATCACTACATCTAATGGCATCTCCTTCATAAGTTTTGACACTTCTTCGCTTGCGTCATAAGGTGCTACTGTGTATTTATCTTTCTGGCTAAAGTTGACAGGTCTATAAAGTGCTGCCATCGCTTTATGCATCTTACTCCAATCAGATATATTATCTTCAACGTCTATATATGCCCCTAAAGCAATATTCTCTAACTTAGGTTCAAATCCCATATCTACTCCAAGCAAGTCAAACCTACGTATTAGATTAGGCTTCTCTTCAAATGCCTTGTTGATTATAGTTAGCACTCTATCGGCATCCTTAGCAGGAATACTCAATACTTCCTTTAGTGAGATGTCACAGAATATCTCAATAGTCTTTAGTGTTATAAATTCACCAGCATTGTCATCGCCCTCATTATCTTCTATCACTTTCATGTATCGCTGGTATTGCCCAAGCGTAATGTCTGATAAGGTTGTTGGAACTGATAATTCTAATTCTATGGTTTTCATATCTAAATAATAATTATTTGTTTAAGTGTACTTATTGATTACGCACCTGCCTTTATGGCATATATATATAATATATATCTTAAAGAGTAATAACATGTATCGTATCTTAATATGCATCTTAATAAGGTTATGCCTTATAAAGCATATTAACATGATACACTCTAAGTAAATAATATAACATGTATTATATAATAACATGAGTAACCAGTTATGATTCATAACCTACTTTCTCTAAATGCTTATCGTAGTATTTTATATATATGCCCCATAAAACCTCATTCAATTCTTCTTTCTTGTACGTTTGAGGTGATTTAAGGCGTTTTACGCCATTATCTACAATAATATGATACATATCTCCACTTGGTACGGGATATGCCTTTAAATAGCTTCTAAATGCCCAAGAGATAGCTTTACGAGCTTTATCTGTGTCTTGCAAATGCAATGGAATTGGTTTTATCTTCCTCTTTGGCATACCTATTAAATTCATAGCTAATATACAAATACCCTATTAGATTCACAAGTATGGGTATTAAATTCATACCTATTGAATTCAGTGTCAGGTGGAAATGATTAAGTAGGTAGAGAGTGGATATATAAGGTATGAGTGGTGGTCGTCAGTCAGAGTATCCCACATTTAACCGTATTTATTGTATTTATAGCATTTTTAAAGCATGGGTATAAAAAAGGAGCGCAATGTGCGCCCCTGATTATTAAACAAACTAAAAAAACTCTACTTTCTATACTATTTTTATTTCAACCACTTAATCAAACCGTTGTTATTCAACCACTTAATAAAGTCCTTATCCTTTAGGTAGTTTATTTCTTTGCTCTGTTTTGTTTTACTTTCTTTAATTATTCGTAAGTTATTTTCAAATATGTTCCTATTCATATTAATTCATTTATATATTTTATCTCTTCTTTGCTTATATTATGACACCCAATGCGCAAAAGTTTATCGAAAGATATTGTGGTGTAACCTCCTATTTTTTGCCCTCGCATGGATAAGCCACTATTAAGTATCTTTAAATAACGCTTTGCCTCTTTGATATCTATCTTAAGGCCTTGTGAGGTTTCAACGAATTGAGCGCATTCAGACAGGCGCAAATAATCTTTACCACCTATACGAAAATAGTTGCTTTCGTATGCCCTAAATTTAGCAAGGTTTTTAGTCAATTGCTTTTTTTGCTTTTCTCATTTCTTCTTTTCTTGTCCTTTTGCCCAATTGCGCAAATCTTCAATGCTCGTTTCTTCTTGTAAACTATCTACAAATAAAAGAAGTTCTTTGTACTCTTTTTGTTTTCTTAATTGATTTTGTTTGCGCTCGTTTATATATTCATTAAAGGAATTCCACAAACTGTAGATTTGACTAATATACATTTGAGGTTTTCTGGCCTTAGATAGTTTCTTTTTAAGATACATTATTTCGGTATGAACCAAATGTATATCTGTTTTGGTTGTGTAATATTGTTTGTATTGAGATGTCGCACCAGCCAACAAACCTATATGTTTGCCTGTTGTGGGGCTGTATCCCTTATCGTTTATTAATATAGTTTTATCATCTAAAAAGCGTCCTAGCTCGTAGTGGTAGCCGTACGAATATATACTATCCCCCTCAAAAAAGATATTGTTATTTGAGGTGCGCCCTGTTTGTTGTGTCCGTTGCGCAAATGTATGCACACAATCGGTGTTGTTAAATACTGTTTTCATTTTTGTTTTGTTTTATCGTCGAAATAAAAAATATCTTCAAATTCATCATATTTGTCTGAATATCCTTGAAGTATAATTGTAGTAGTTCCACCACCTTTTTCATCATCTACTAAATCATTATAATATCTATAAGCATCAGAATAAAAATCAAACATTTTTTCTTCCGTTTTACCACT